TAGTGGTTCCTTCCTCGGTTGTAGTGGTTCCTTCTTCTGTCGTAGTGGTTCCTTCTTCTGTCGTAGTGGTGTTAGGGTCTGGTGAAGTAGTAGGGTCATTGATAATAGGTTCGTTAAGTTCATCATAGTATGCCTGCATTTCTTCATCAGAGGCTCCTGCTTGATCCCAGTATGCAATTTGTTCTTCTTGATGTGCCTCAATATCTTTTTTTGTTTGTTCCCACCAAGGATCATAATACCAAGGATCCATTTGCGGATCTTCTTGTCGATCACCATTACCATAATAAAACTTAGAGCCAGAGACAGGACCCCCACCTTTGTATTGGTTATAGTACCGTAAAGGCATTAGCCAGGATTAAATGAAGGAAAATCTAAACCGATTCTGTTGTTTGAAAGTTCGGCCAAAGTTTCACTTAATGAAGGCGCTCTAGTGGTCATAAAAGGAGAAACGGCGCTTTGTGTTTGTGGTATGTCTATAAGCGGAGCGTTTTGACCCCAAACAGGTTGAGGGTTATACGCCCTTAACGGCTCATTTACATAGTTTTCAAGGTCCTGCATCCCTTGTGTTATATTCTCGGGTATCTCACCTCGTTGTTCTTTGTCAAACATCCCTGTTTGACTTAATGCAGCAAGACCCAAGGCCCCTACACCAAGTTTTTGCCCCATAGGTAAGTCTTTAAATTGATTTACTAAGCTGGTAGGCATGTCTCCAGAAGCACCCAACATGCCGGCAGTTTTTGCACCGGCACTTTGTATAAAGCCTCCAACCGTGTTTGGATCTCCCGTGAAAGATGGGTCAGTTGCCTTCCAACCCCACATACTTCTTTCAGGAATAGTTAGTTCACTACCAAGTTCACCTCTCATGTAACGTAGCCCCTCATTAGCGTTTTTCAATGCCTCTTCAGTAATTCCGTATTGATCCGCAACAGATTTTAAGGTGTCTCCTTGTTGTACGATATGTGTACCTGTTCCTTTTCCAAATATTGATTTAAACCCTTGTCCACCTTGCATACCCATACCTGTAGCAAAATTACCCATGGCCCAACCTGTACCGAAATCAGTTAAAGCATCTTGAAAATCTAAGTCACCGGTTTTAATAACACCACCAATAGCTTTACCGATACCAGCACCTATGTTGCCTCCCATAGAGAAACCAACCATGCTGCCAATTATCGGAGCCACTTTTTTAACTTTTTTCAATAAACGCTTAAAAAAGGAAGTGTATTCAGGCATTCCTGTCATTGGGTTTATTGAACCTTGACCACTGCCCACGGTGTATTCAACCGGATCAATTCCAGCACGAATAAACGAAGCATCGAGCATGTCTTCACCTTTATCACCTAAAATCCATTCGGGAACAATTCGTTCTCCAGGAGCAACATGCGCCAATTCTGTGTCTTCCATTCGACCCATACTGGCTAGTCCTCCTCTATTATACGACTGGACCGGACCACCATAGTTCAAACCTGTAGGCGAGAAGTTAATGTCTCTTGGGTCTCCAAGTTGGTTAAGTCTGTCCATAGCGCCGGTGCCCAAAATTTCATCAATATAGCCTTCCGCTTCTTCTTCTACCTCTAACGGCATTGAACTGACTTCTTCGTCAGGAATTTTGGAGGCTTCTGTAAGTATTTGTTCTATAAACTCTAGGGCATTTGAACCACTCATAGAGCCTACAGCTTGTTGTTTTTCTTCTGGGGACATTTCATCACTTTGAAGAATAGCGTTTTTAACGCCGTTCTCTATAACCCCCATTTGCTCGGGAGAAAGCATTGAACTGTAGTCTTTCTCTTGCAAAGAACCAAGACCAGAAAAACCCCTAGTGGACCCTGGTCTACTATAAACACTTCCTGGGTTTAACATATCTGCAGCATTTTGAGAAATGTTGTCTAAACCCAGAACATCAATAGTTTTGTTCACACCGGACCTAACCAAATCAGCAGGTTTTGCCACACCTCTCTGCGCCGTCCCTCCAGAGTAGTCTGGACTTTCTGGGACACGGAATGGATTACTTTGAACGTCTTCAGGGGCACCCCTAAAAGCAGGGGCTATTGTTCTCTGCGCCGTACCGCCATACCTTGGTCCTGTGTTCTTATAGGCTTCGCCAGCAGCAAGGAGTTCAGCAATCGTTTTGCCTCCAGAGTAGTCTGGACTTTCTGGGACATGATATAGTTTACTGCCCTTAGGTCTTGTCATTTCCTCTAAAGCTGAATCTGATAGCGCCATTACTTTTTCTTACTCCTTAATAAACTAACCATACGTTTCGCTGAAGCAGCAGTTTTAGCTGTTGCTTTCTTTGTCCATTTACCGTTCTTTTTAACAAGAACGGTTTTACCCCTAGTCTTATAGGGCACTAACTGCCTTTTTTAGCTTTAGCTTTTTTACTCTTTTTCTTTGAACCCTTGATAGACAGAGCTTCATCGCCTGGACGAATGAATTTCTTTGGGTCTCCTCGTAGTATGTCACGTCTTGCTGTCATTCCTGGCATGATATTACCTCTATAAATTAATTGTTGTGGCACCATTAGTAGCTACCGTTAATGAACCAATTGCGCCAGTGGCAGATAAGCCGTTCGACGTTGTGCTATATAGCGTATACCATTTAGAACCATCCCAAACTTGCAATTCAGCAGTGGTTAGGTTCCAAATAATATCTCCTTTATTATACTTATTTTCGTCTCTATTAGAAGCTAAAACAGAGTTCGTCGTGTCTGGGTCAAAAGCAGAAAGGTTTAATTCGAGTATTCTAACTAAACGATTATAAGTGTCTGGATCCACCTCATCATAAGCCATTGGTAGCCCCGTTTGAAGCAAACTACCCATTATCTTCTGCCATCTGGTTTAGTGCCTAAACGAGTCGCACCAACCCTAAAACCAACACCAAGAGTATATTCTGTTGTATTGTCGTCATCTGATTCAAAGCGTAAAACCACCTGTCTTGCCCGACCACGAACATTTAATTTTTGTGTCGTTGAAGAAACATTACTGGTTGATTTCGTTGTTAAGCTGTCCCCAGGATAGTTCCTGGTTTTAAGTACACAATTAATTAAAGAACCACTGTTATTTCCAGTAAACTTAATGTCAGGAATAACACGACTTACAGATTGAAGGTTTTCGCCCTCCCCAAGATCAAAATCTCCTGACTCTATATAGACATTATCCATAGGTGAGCCGTCTGCATCGTTGCCTTGTTCTTGTTGGTATAAATAACCCACATCAGACGTTGTATAAGCAGCACGAGGGTAAGACTCTAGCCCTTCATCAAGCCATGCGGTGCGATTCATCTGGCCTATAGACCAAACATTTTCGCCATAATTATAAACCACATAACGATCAATTTCACTAGAACCAGAAGAAGGATAGTACCAACCGACTTCATTAAACCGTTTATTTAAAAAACCAAAGACCTTATAGACTTGCTCCTCATTGATATCACCAAACACATAGTCATGGACATCACAAGGTATAGGCTTCACTTGACCTGAATAATTGTATACACCTTTTTTATCCATCCAAAACACACCAACAGGAGTATTAACCATCGCTTTTGGTCCAATTGAACCAACACCTTCGTTCACTAGGTTTGTACTAAAAATAAACGGCTGTCCTATAAACTTCATAGAATAAAGAGAAGTATCTGTCCAAATTAAGATTTCTTGTCTAGCCCGCATTCCACCAATAATAGAAGAACCAGCAGACAAACGAGCAGAACCGGCCGTATTGATTGATTTTGGTTCCCATTCAGTAATATTCTCCTGATCACACCACGCTATAAACATAGGATCAATTGCTCCTGTCCTAGCGGTGCCGCCACCATCCAATGGCTCTGTGCCTAAAACAATAACATGCCGATCAATATCACTAACAAGCACTTGAAGACCAAGGGTTGGTGCTAAATTAGCCCCGCTTAGATCGCTTAACGCTACGGCTCTATCTGTGCCTAGGGTTTTAGCGCTAGTGTCCCAATAATAAAGTCCACCAGAGCGTACATTCATAATTAAATCTTCACCGAAATTATCGTGCGACCAAAGCCTTAACTGATTAGTGGCTGACAAAGCACTAAGAGAACCCCAAGTTCCATCACCCCATGTACTAGCGCCCCAACCTGAACCAGACACATAATAGTCTAAACCTACATTAATTTGATAAGCACCAATTATAGTGCCCTGTCCATCACCAGAATCACCGGCGGCTGCTGTTACTTCATCACCATCTGTGTCTTTAGCCTCAATAGTGTAAACATTAGCACTGGTAATAGTGGCAATCTGATATTCTTGATTAAGAACATTTGCTGTAATATTGCCTCCCAAACTTACACAACCACTATAAGTTACAAAATCATTTTGAACCGCTCCGTGGGCAGTATCCGTGACAGTAAGCGTCGCATCCCCATTTGCAACTTTAGCAAAAGAAATTTCATTAGCTCCTGTAGTTACTCTAATAGGCGTAACATCGTTAAAGGTAGCTCCCTCTTGTATATAGTATTTCCAAGTTGTGCCCAGCCCTAAATACTTAGTAATGTCTAAATCTACCCAAGAGTGTAGCGCCCGACAAGTCGATTGAAAA